GCAGATATGGCACAGATAGATATTCAAGGATTATTCAAAGACGTCCTGCCCAACGCAGCAATAGAAGACAAGGCTGAAGGCCTACGTCAAGCTGAGCTTTTGGGTACTTTAGGAGGCATGGCTGCTTACTACGCCCCTCAGAGGGAGCGTCAGCTGCGTAGAGCTGCTGGTGGTCTATTTGGTGTAGACCTTCGTAGCGAGGCTGAGAAGGCTCGTGAGGAGCTACAGAAGCTAGGTAGGCCTCAGACTCCTCAGGAACATCAACAATATGCCAATATTCTAGATAGAGTACAGGCTGGCGCTGGCGTTCAGTACATGATGGGAATAGCTCAAGAAGCCAGAGCACAGCAAGAAGTAGATGCTAGGACTAAGCAGGCTGAGGCTAGTATGATTTCAGCTCAAAGCCAGAGTGGTTTAGGCCCGTACAGAGCACAAGACGGACGCACGTATAACACCCATACAGGTGAGTGGTCTGATCTTGGAGAAGGTACTGTTCTATCTAGCTTTGAGATTGAGAAGCTAGACCCAGACGAATACGATTTGCGTTCTTGGACTAGGTTTGAAGAGCTGAGAATGAATGCGAAAACTCAAAAAGAAATCTCCGACGCAACTAAGGTGCTTTTACCAAGAGCTGAGGCTGGTTATGAGTTCGTTCCTGCTGAAGACCAGCTCAATGTCTACGGAGACCAGAAGTATGTTCTGCGCCCTATACAGGGTTCAGAACAATATACTAATGTCATGAAAGACGTTAGAGCTGCTAATGCTGCTGGTAATAGACAGGAGTCGTTATCTAGTAACGTGGTAGAGATAGCCAACCAGATGATAAAACAAATAGATGACGGCGACATAACAACAGGTATTTTTGGAAAACTAAAGGCTTCGATTATAGGCACTGATGAGTATGTGTTTGAAGGCGACGTTGATACCCTTAGAGGTAATATGGGTTACGACGGCTTAATACAGGCTAAACAGGCTTCAGAAAACGGAGCCTCTGGTTTTGGACAACTGACTCAAATGGAATTACAGCTTTTAGAGGACTTGTTCACTAGGATTGATCTCGGACTGCCTAAAGATGAACTGCGTAACAGACTTGTTAAGATTTCAGAAGCCTTCGCAAGGACTAGAGACAACGCTCAGACGAACTGGACTATAGATAAATGGCTAGGAATTGAAGCCCCTCCAGAACAGGAAGATCAAGAAGAGCAGCAGCAGAGAGACGTTCCAGAGGGAGTACCAACAGGTGCTAACTTTGTCCGAACTGCTGAAGATTATGACAGTCTGCCAGACGGTGCTGAGTTTTATCAATTAGACGGCGATGGTAACGTTGTACGGCGGACAAAGGGATAGGGGAAGATAATGGCTCAAGAATTATTCGGTAAGGCGTATCAAGAAGACACAAGCAATGCAGCTAATACAGACTCTGGTCTCTTTGGTCAGCCTTTTCAGTCAGTAGTAGAGGCTGCTCCTGCTCGTCAGACTCCTCCAGACTTGGTAGGCATGACCTTGCCCAGCGACCCTTTGCCTGTCAGAACGCCCTCTCAGGCTCCTACAGGGACTCCTAGCGTCGTTAACTATGCAATGGAAGGCGTGTCTGCGGCTAACAGAGCAGCTCTACAGCTGGCTGACATAGCCACATCACCTCTTCAGTTAGTCCTAAATATGGGCCTCGAAGCGACAGGAAGAGAAGGGCTGCCTACTTTAAGACAAGCCACGTCAAGCACAATAGGCGAGAAAGGATCGTTTGCTGGTGAAGGTCTTATGACTGACATAATGGCAACAACTGGAGAGATGGGTGTCGGAGGCGTAGGCTATGGTATTGGCACTCGCTTCATAGCCAGAACCTTCGATGATTTAGTAGGCACGGTCGGAACAGGAAGTTTCAGCCAGACACTTAACAACGTTCTACAAACTATAGGAAGGACAGGCTCTGGACAAGACTTAGCCTATGGCGCTCTTAGCGGTGCTGGTATAGAAATGGGCGGCGAAGCAGCTGCTAGGATATTTGGCGAGGAGCACAGACTAGCTGGTGAGTTTGCTGGCGGCTTTGCCTTGCCTGCTATATCGTCTGCGGCGCTGTCTGTGCTTCAGAACACAGGAAGACAGCTTTTAAGACAGTCAGGACAAACATTTAGAGATAGGGCGGCTCCGTCGATTGATCGAATATACGGAGCGTCTAAGGCAATGTACGCCTACTTAGACCAAGCAGGGGTTATGGCTAGTATGCCGTCCGTGGCTCGTCTAAAGGGTTCTGTAAATAGGTTTATGAATGATCGAAACATAGACCCTGCTACAGGGGCTGGTATTGTTAACACCCGACTTAATCAACTCCTAAAGGCTGCTGATGAAGGTAAGGTATCTTTTGGCTTTTTGGATGAAGTACACTCTGAGTTTGGTAAGATAGCAGCAAGACAGAAGGGTACGGATCAGGGAGAGCTTGCTAGAGACGCTGCTGAAGTTATTGACGACTTCATTCTAAATATGCAAGTTAACAATTCTGATAAGCTGCTCGGTGAAGGCATGACCGTAGGAGCTATAGTAAAAGATGCTAGAAGCCTGTGGAGAAGGTATAAGCAGGTTAAAACAATGGATAACATTGTCGATGACGCTGCTCTAGACGCTGCTGGTAAGGGTAAAGATTACGTACAAGTTTTAAGAGGTAAACTTACCAACATCCTAAAAAAAGACAATAAGTTATACAATCAGTTTGACGACGATCAAAGAGCCTTAATAAAAAAGGCAGTAGAAGGAGGACGGTTCGAGAACTTTCTAAATCTTGGAAAAGCTATCGGATTCAGCTCTAACGACTTGGTGAGAAATATTTTAATAGGCGGCGCTGTAGGCGGTGCTTATGCTGCTGGTAACTCTACTGTGGGTAAGACGATCTTAGGAGTCACAGCTTTAGGAGGAGCAATGCAAAAAGGGGCCAACCTTCTCTTCAAAAACAACGTCCAACTAATGAGAGGTGTCATGCGGGGTGGAGGAAACGCCGAGGCTATAGTTCAATCATATCTAAAGCACACTCCTATCCGAGACAGGAATGCCAGAGACCTTTCTATACTGTTGATGACCAACACTAGAAACCCAAGCTCTCTAATAAACACTCAGCTACATAAGATGCCTTTGATTAGCGATGCACTGGCATTGACTATAGCTGGTAATAGACTGATAGATGCAGAGAGAAGAGAGCTTAACTTACCTCCTTTGGGTCACAACCTCAACGACACTGTAGAACGTTAAGAATCCTTTGTGCTACCTTAGGATCGTGCTGTTGCAGGCACAAAAAAAGCCCACTAGAGACTTCCATATCTCTAGTGGGCTTTACTATTGCTACACTTCGCAAGCCCCAGCCACACAGGCTAGGTTCTGAGCACCCTCAGTCATGTCTTCGTACTCATTGATGTCCCAGTTAATAGTCTTAGGCATAGTCTTCAGCAGTTCCTTGTACGCTTTCTCATCTATCTCCTCGTAAGGAGCCTGTACATAGGAGTGATCGCTGTAAGGCAGAAAGCTAATTCCACTCACTGTATCAAAGTTATTGTACACCCACTGTCCTATTTCCAAGAACTCAGAGTCCTTGTAGTACACAGTGATTGACGGCTTGTGCTCACACCAGTGCTCCTGTAACACACTCCAGACACGGAGCTGTTCCATAGCCCCCATCTCTGAGGTCGTCACAGAGCGTGCAGGAGCCTTCATAGGGAAGCTGAATACCCAAGTAGCTGGGTTGAACTTATCTTCCTCATACGGGACTCCAGCGTCGATCAGAGCAGTGCTCATAGGGTCACGCTTGTCAGCTCGTACACGTCGGACGTAATACTTGCTGAATCGTGGGTGACACCCTGAGGCGCTGTTGACCAACTGACTCACTGTACCGCTTGGCTTAACGCACGTGATAGCAGTCGACTGATTGATGCCTAACTTAGCCGCCCATGTCTCGTTGACGGCTACAGACAGCTCTCGTGCCTCTGCTAGCAGCTCAGCGTCTCCACTGATCTTGGTGTTGTCCATAACACCCGTGATACTAACACCCAACAACGCCTCGTCCTGTGTGTTGTCAGCCCAGCACTTACGCAAGTACCGGAAGTTAGTAAGTGTAGCCTGTAGAGTGCCTAAGATTGTCGCTATCTCCACCTTCTGTAAGAAGCTCTCTCTGGTGTCGTTACTACGTAGCACGATCTCAGACAGGTTACAGAACTGGTTCGGTCTTAGAATGATCTCTGAACACGGGTTAGTGCCAAAGTCATAGTCGGGGTCTCGTCGTCCGTTCCTTGCCGCTATCGCTTTTGCAGCTGGACGAGAGAACAACCCACGCTCTCCACTCTTACTCTCAAACAGACTAGTCCATTCAGCTAAGAAGCTCTCAAAGTCAGGCTTCTCAGTGTAGCACACGCTGTTGTTAGCCAAGCCTCGATGCGGCGATTCCATCCACCACTCTCCAGACTTAGCCCTCCTCATCCTGTCATCAGTTAGGTTAGACAGGCTTATCAACGCACTGCGCCTCACGCCACCGACTACCACTATATCGGCAACCTTACAGCACAGGTCGTGACACTCGATAGAAGACAGCTTACGTCCTGCTGCCTTCTTGAACACTTCTACGGTGAACTTGAATAGGTCTACCAATGGGTCAGGGCCAGAGGATCGTCCTCCAAACGTCTTCAGAGGCTCTCCAGCAGGCCGTACCTTCGATACGTCCCACTTGGGTACTTGGCCGCTGTACAGCAGCGACACAAGCTCTCTGAAGCTCTTAGCCCACCCTATCTTGCTATCTGCTACCTGTATGACTGTCTCTGTGTCAAAGAACTCCTCAGCCACCTCAGGCATCTTGTTGACGTACTGACGCTCCACACTGAAGCCTACGCCAGTACCGCACAGCAGTATGAACATAAGCTCGTCGAAGGCTCGTGGGTTATCTATCGGGAGATACGAGCAGTTGAAGCCTGCCACGTTGTCTCTCTCCAGAGCCTCGCCAGCTGTCATCAGCGCCCTCATACTGGGCATGACGTCTAGGTTTAGTATTGCAGCCTCTAGCTTTGCCGCTGTCTGGCTGTCTAGCTTGTCACGGAAGAACTCTATATAGCGAGCCACTGTCTCAGGCCACGTCTCACGCCGCTGCTTCTCAGGCAGATACCGTGCGTATCGTGACTTGTGTATGTATTGTTCGTATGGCCCCATGCTATCAGTCATTCTCGTCTCCGTATTTGTCAATGTATTTGTTTTGATACCACTGTGCTTTCTTCAGGTCTTCAAGTCCGTTCTTGTACTTGTGCCTGTGTGTGTACTTGATTACATTACCAAGCAAGTAGCCCTTGAACTCCTCTGGACTAAGCTGCTGCTCGATATAATCTATACACTCTATATTACCATTGTTGTAGTGTGATGGTTTATTTACTGCGTCTCCACCCAAAACATTCTCCCCTATCTTTTTAATCCTATTCATATTGTAAGCGTCCCACTCAGATGGAGTGATGTCGTCAATACTATCTCTATTTGCCTTCACAGGATGTACCTCCTCAAAGTCTTTTTTGATACGTTCTCTAATAGGAACCCACTTGCCTTTAATAGCCACCGTACACGCCTCCGATGTCCTCAGCCAACTCGTCAGCCTTGTCCTCGATCTTGTCTACGAAACGCTCGACGAGGTCTCTGCTGTCGATCTCTAGAATCTCCAGCAGGCTCACCTCGTCGATTGTGGCTAGTTTTTCCTTCAGCTCCTCAATAGTTAGTTCCATACTTCCTCTCCAAGTAGTTGAGGCTCACCGGCATCTCGTCGAATGAACCGTCCTCTACTTCGTTAAGCATCCACACGCCTCTCCACGATGCGTTAGTTTGTGGGTTAAGGTATCCTTGATCTTCCCTGTAAAAGATACCACCGAATAGTCCAGTAACAGACTTGCCATCAGCTCTCCTAGCGTAGGCGATGTCACGGTCTTGTACGTGTCCCATGACGCAGCTTACCATCTTCTTTGTCACCAAAGCTCTGGCGCTGCTGACAGGACGCCCCATCACGCCACTGGTAAAGTAGTGGCTGTAACAGACCCCATCAATTATAGCGACTTCCAAGAAAGGCACTACCTCCCATCCGTACTTCTCCAACTCGAAGTCGTCGTAGCTCATCAGACCGTCAAGCTCTGGCTGCTTCTCGATGGCACGCTGTATACGCTCCTCGTGGTTACCCATCAGGAACACCATACGAGGCTTCCATATCTGACGATGACCACGTCGCTGCTTTGCCTGAGCCTTTCTGATAGGCTTCATAAACACATCCATAGCCTTTTTGCCAGCTTCGATGTCAGCCATGTAGCGGCGTCCCTCGAATGACTTAGTACCCTTGTCGTAGCTCGACAGAGAAGGCATATCCCAGTGATCTCCTAAGTGTACGATCACATCAGGCTTGTGTTTGACTGCGTACTCAGCCGCCCACTTGAGATGGCGAGTATCGCTACCCTGTTTGACTTGGGTATCGGGAATGATAAAGTGCTTTGTCATTTACGCTTACTCCGTTCTGATTTGGTCTTGGCTTTGTGGCATTCACTACAGAGGACTTGTAGGCCGTCTTCTTCACAGAAGAGACGCTCACAGAACCCAGCTAGGTCGTCATAGTTCTTCAACGACCCTGCTGGTTCTATGTGGTCTACCTGAGTCTCCTTACCCATAAACCATCCTTTACACTCTGCACACTGATACTCGTACTTGTGACGCTTACCAGTGACTCTCCTCTCCACCTTTTTCTTTGCTTGAAACTTCACAGGATAACGTGAATAGGCTTGTCTCAATGCTGACCTGATAAACTGCCAGTATCGAGACTCTGTCCACGTACCTCCTGCCCTAGTGCGTGGTACTCGTTGTCTCGGCATACCACACCTCCTCGTTACTCCTCTCATCAGGAGGAGACCACAGCTGTCCTGCAAACCTCCTGAGCCAGACTAGCCTAGCGTTCTCTAGCGCCCTGTCACGGCCCAGTTGGTCTACGCA